GCGTTACGAGCAAGATCCGTCGAAGCAAGCCCAGCATTGCGCGATAGGTCAGCCTCGGAAACGCCAACGTTACGCGACAAATCTTGTCCATAAATACTACCCATACGCCCGATATCGGTATTAATGTTGCTCGATATGCGGTTGAGATCTTCACCAGCTAGGCCGCTACGTCGGGCTAAATCCTGCGCGAGCAATTGCTGGCTATTAGAGTAGTCAGCACCACGCATCTGCGAAGAGACGTCGCCGAGGCTACGCATCAAATTCTGGTTGTCACGCTCCATCAACTGCTGGTGCGCGCTACCGCCAAACGCATTGCCGAAGTTCGCCATTGTCGCCGTCTGTGGCGCAACGGCACGTTGGAAATTGTTCACTACATCATCTTGCGAACGCTGCACCGCTTGATTGAGATACGGGTTCTCGCCGATCAGCGGATTAGAGATATTCGTAAACCGGTTCGTCGCGGTAGCAAATGGATTCGATGCAAACGCGAAAGGATTAGAAGCCCCAGCGTATTGATTCGTCTGCCCGGTGTATTGGTTCGTCGCACCAGCTAACTGATTGGTCTCGCCGCCATACGGATTAGTCTGCCCGGTAAACGGGTTCGTTGCACCGAGAAAGCTATTCTGGCCGACCTGCGTTTGCGCGCCGAGATAGGGATTATTAGCCGTGCGCTGGAATCCCTGCCCTTGCATAGTTGCCTGCGCAAGATTGCTCGCCGCGTTCGTGTTCGGGTCGCCATACATCGCACGATTGATAATCTGCCCGAACCCCGCTGACGTTTCAGGGGCGGTCGGCGCGATACGCGGACCTTGATATCCCTGGTAAGGTAGATTCGCTAGCTCACTGGCGCGGCCCGCATACTGCTCCAAATAGGGTTGCAGATACTTCGGCGCCGCCGTTGTAGTCGTGGTTTTGCTGCTGCCACCGCCGCCCATTAGCAAACCTCCATTTGATAATTAGTATGCTCTTTCGAGAAACCGCGCTTCGCGGCAAACAGTTCCCAGCCTTTTCGATAGCTGGAAAATACTATACGTTTTGCGTTGATGTTTTTCGCATACTCGATTAATTCAGGCATATGCGCCTGCATTGCGTCGCCCTCTTTGCTCCAGCCGATCCACATATGCAGCTTCATTCCATCAAAATCCTCAATCGGCTCCAGGACAACAAACCCGCTGACATATCCGCCAAGGCCGGACATGTGTAAGTGCGCCCTGCCAGACTTAATAGCGTGGTAAACGTCCTCAGGAATCCAGTTATCAGGATGTCTATCAAGCATGTCATCTAACGCAGCACGCACCATCGGCCAATGCATCCGTAGATTAACCGGAGGAACATAGTGCAGCTTTCGTTCCATTAATTTCCCGTTAACGTCCGTATCTCTCGCCATGTTCCCGGCGCTCCTGACGCCACGCAAACCCAGCCCAAACGCACGTACTTAGCAGTGGCAATACCAGCCTCAACTGGCGCGTTGTCCCAAGTAATGTCTCCCTGCTTATAGTTTCCAACTGTTGGGATCGTTGGCCTTGCTGCGTACCGGCCAAAGATAGAACCCTCAGCTAGGTTATTCACCTGCAACGAAGACTCGCGTAGCAACTCATACAACCGCGTAATAATACGCTGCAACGTGCCTTGAGAATTATCGGGCACAACAGGCAATTCTGAGACGTAGAGCTTGCCCATTTATTCTCCTTCCAACCCCTGCGTCTCAGCATCCAATTCGAATCCGTAAATCTCGAACTCGCCGACAAGCGAGCACATGAACCGATGCCACCGCGCATTGCGCATAAAGTCAAACTTTCCGCGCGATTCCGTTACAAGAAAGTCAGCCGTAACGCTGCCGCCAAGATTATCCCGATAGTACGTTTGTAGCGTGGCGGACGTTGGGTCATCAGCATAGCGATTGCGCAGCCGACGAACGAAAGTCATTACGGAGTCTTGCCCAACATCACCGGTCGTAAAGAACGCGGTCCCGGCGCTACCCGATAGCGTCTGTATCTGATGCGACGTTCCAAAGATCGCTGGCACAACAGTTGTCGCCGTCCAGAACGGCGCATCGTATGGTATTGCCGGAAAGTCATCGTACGTTCCGAACAACGTGCCTAACTGGTCGTAAGTCAAAGCTGGCGTCGCATACTCGCCCGCCATCTCAATTGTTATGTCGTTCACGCCCCATTTATCGCTGCGATAGTTATACACAACACAGCTATCGATTACTCCGCCACCTGTCTGCGATGGATAGTAAAAGCGCACAAGGGAATTAGCGCGGTCATGCGTGCCGATGATTCGGAAAGCAAACTGATTATTCAGGCGGCTAAAAAACCACTCGCGCAGCGGCGCGTTCATCGAGCGCGGGCGCGATCCATCGAACATGTAAAAATCGTCAGGGCCGACGAAGATATGCGCCGTCTCGATATTCACTACGGCCTCTTGTCCGGGCGCGCCAATCTCACCTGGCAGCTTCGGGAACGTCCAGACAAGTGGCGGGCCCTGATACTGACCGAGGTACATCGCTTTGTCTTTGTAGATCACTAGATTGTTACCAAGGCGCCGCATAGCAGTGATTTTGCCGGACGTATCGAGTAGCTGCCCGGTCACTGACTGCGTATCGATATTGGGCGTCCAGTTCGTGTAGTCACCAAGCGCCGAGCACCACCAACGATTAGGCGAATCGCCGAACGTTACCTCTGAGGTGTCGGCCGCGAAAACAAAGTTATTAATGCTTTCGACTATCGCAGCCTTGGGCGCGCTTGCCGAAACGTTCGCAAACGCACCGGTAAGCGAGCCCTGCATCTCATCGGCCTTATTGCTCGCTATAGTTACGTTGCCGTACTGCGTAAAACGCCAGCGGCTATCAATGCCACCGGTATAACCGCCGCCGCGCGATACGTCCGTCCATGAGCCCGATGCAGCCTCATACAAGCCTACCTGCGTGCCCGCTATGGTGCGCACTGTGCCATCCAACTTAACAGCGAGGAACATACCCTTGCAAATCGCCGGGAGCGCGCCCTGAGGGGCTGTAATCGGCGTACGGGCAGCCTTCATAGCTTTAAGGCCCGGAATAAGGTTCTGACAGTCCAGGATTGCGCCGGGCGTAGTCTGGTCGACATCTGGAGTAAAACCAAGAAGCTTGATCATGACCGCATTGTCATATTGTCGAGCAAGAAACACTACTGTCGCCAGTTATTTCTTCTGGCCAGGCCACATCAACCACAACAACCTCGACGAACGATGGGGCGTCTGTCGCGGCCGCGGCCCAGGTAGCCTCTGCAACTATCTCTTCTGGCCAGGCCGCATCCAAAGAGCTAACCTCCGAGAATGCCGGAAGCGCAACCGCAACGCAGTTCCACGTGAATCCGGTTAGGTTAGTTAATAGGGCAGCTAACATTTATTTTCTTCTAGGACACAACCAGCACAACAAGCCCATCGCCACCCTGTCCGCTCGCGCCACCAGTCACACCGCCGCCACCGCCGCCACCGCCTGAACCAGGCGCGCCATCGCCACCACGTCCCGCAACGCCTGCCGCTCCAGCAGTGCCTGCCCCGCTACCGCCTGTGGTGAAATAAGGCTTGAAGGATACATAACCAGCAGTACCTCGCCCAGCGGCGGCAGCCCCGCCAGGAATGAGCGGCGCTCGACCGGCAGCGTTACTTGCACCGCCAGCAAAGTCTGTATTCGCCGTTCCTACGCCAGCCCCGCCAGCGCCGCCTGACAAAACAATCCCATTGGATAAAGGGGTAACGCTCCCGCCTACCGCTCCCGTCTGCGCGCCACCAGCCGCACCAGCAACACCAGCGATCGCTACGAAATTACAGAGCGAAAGAAACGGTGCGCCAGTGGCAGTAAATACCGTACTGCCAGCGCCAGCAGTGCCACCAGCGCCAGCAGTGCCGCCGCTACCGCCCGCAGAGTCAGCGGCGCCCGATGCCGCGAGAAGCGACGTTGCCGTAGTTGTCGGCTCCCTGCCAAATGAGATAAACGAGCGCGGGCCGTTACCGCCACCAAACGTAGCGTTCGCACTAAACCCGCCCTGTCCAACGCTAATAAAGATCGTATCTGGCACCCAAATAAGAGGGATGCCACCGCGCACCATCGCGCCCGATCCGCCGCCAGCACCACCGCCGCGCGCCGTACCGGCCGCACCAGTAAACCCGCCACCACCACCCGCACCGGCACCGATTAAAACGAAATACAGGAGCGTGCCCTTACGCGGCTTATTCCAAGTTACCCAATTCGTTCCGGCCGTAGTGCTATTACCGGTAAACTGATAAACATCACCGTCAACACCTAGAATAGAGTAACCAAAGTCAAGCACGTCTAGAAGCTCCCGCCCACAACGCTTATGGCATATCCAGCAGCAACAGCAGTGCCAAGCACTACGTTGATTTTGTAGCCGGTCGGCATACCAAAATTGAGCGGCAATTCATAATCTGGCTGCGCGGCAGTCTCAGTAATCGTAGTCAGCGGCAACGTCAACTCGGCAAACAAAATGTTATTTGCCGCCGTCGTGTTGGCGCTACCGTTATTCACAAACACCCTCGCAACAGTGGCAACATTTGTTCCGACCGGCCGGAAACGAATGCGCTGGACAAACCCTGATTCAGCGCCAGTTGTCCAGCACGTCAGCACCGTTCCCGTGCCGTCTTTTGCGGTATTAGCGGCGGTAAGAAATGACGTCCCCCACTGCACTTGAGGAACCAAAATAAAAATAGGGCTAACGTTTGCGGCCATGGTTTAGTACCTGAGGTAATTTGCTTTGTTGGCAATTGCTAACGCGACGCCCAATGAGGTTCCGCCACCGCCGCCAGACGGCGCAGCGAAAGTGCCATCGGCGCGCAAGAAAGTTGTTGTTCCACCCCCGCTCGCTGGCACGAGCCCTTTGAGTGCCGAAGTAAATAAATTCAACATCGCGGTTGCTTGCGTAACCGTCAAGTCAATCGGATCTTGAGTCGCGCCAGTGTTGTTGCCTTTAAGTGTGTTGGCGGGCATATCCGCCGCTTGCGTGTTGGTCACGGCATTAGCGGCTATCGCCAGTGCGACGCTACCGGCTGAGCTCGTAACGTCGCCAGTGTGGGCTGGCATACGAGCAGCAGGCAGCGTGCCCGCACTAAGATCGGCCGCGCTGCCGCTTGTGGCCACGGCAGCCAGGCCGCTCACGTCCGCAGCCGTAATCGCCAACAGTGTTTTTGTTTGTGCCGCAGTTAAGTCTATTGGCGCGGCGGCTGATCCAGTGTTATTGCCCTTGATCGTATTCGCGGCCATGTTGGCCATCTTGGCATTCGTCACGGCCCCGGCGGCAATCGTTGTCGCGTTATTGTTAGCCGCCGCTGTTACATCGCCAGTTAGTGCGGCGCGCTCGAACGCCGCTTGACCACCAGTAGCGATATTGACCGTGATCGAAGTGCTTGCCGTTGCAACGCGCTCAGCGGTCAGCGTTGCATCGGCTGACGCAACGATATACTCAGCCCCGGTCGGCGCCCCTCCGCCGCCGCCAGCGGCGTTCAGCGTTGCCCCGCTCATGCTTAGATTAGTGCCGAGCGTGATGGCAGCTACATCCCCCGTAGCACCACGCCCGAGCAATTGTGATGCGGCCAACGCTACCTCGCCAACACTACCAGAACTCGCCGCCGCTCGTGCGATTACCGTATTCGCATTAGCGTTTTGTATCTTAGCGTAAGTTACTGCTGCCGCAGCAATGGTATTAACAGTTGCATTAGGGCCGCTCGTTACATCGCCGGTAAATTGACTTTGTCGCGCCGTTGGGATGGTTCCGGCCGACAGGTCCGTAGCGCTGCCGCTTGTGGCAATAGCAGCAAGACCGCTAACATCCGCCGCCACAATCGCAAGCAATGTTTTAGTCTGCGCTACGGTTAAATCTAATGGGGTCGCAGCAGAGCCGGTGTTGTTGCCCTTGATCGTATTCGCTGGCGCGGTAGCCAGCTTGGCGTTAGTCACCACGCCAGCGGCGATTGTAGTGGCATTGCTATTCGCTGATGCCGTTACATCGCCAGTTAGTGCGGCGCGCTCAACAGCAAATTGTCCGGCCGTCCCAACGTTAAATGTATTCGTCGTGCTGTTAGTGGCGACGCGCTCGGCAGTCAGTGTTGCGTCGGCCGTGCCAACAAAGTAATCAACCGTTGTAGGCGCCCCTCCACCGCCGCCGCCACTGATCGTTACCGTTGCGACGTTACCGGAAACAGTTGCGGCAACACCCGCACCGACAAAGTCAATCGCATCGACAATTCCCTGCGCCGCGCCTTCGTCGCGAACTTCTGTTTTACGCGATGCGGTTAGCGCCATTTATTGCCATTCCTGCACACTTAGCCGAGCGCTCGCAGCGCTAGCAATGGCGGTAACCGCGCCGGTCGTGAAACTATATTGGTCGAAGTCGAACGCATCGCCCACAAACAACGTCACGCCAGAATTAAGCACCGCCGTACCGCCGCTAAACGCGATGGATATCGTTTGGCCGCTCGTGGATGTGTTGCGGAAGTGCGCGCCCTTGCGGCTAGCATTCAGCGCCAGTGCTGTTGCGCTAGACGTGCCGACCGTTGCTGCAGCGGGCGCGTTAGCGGTTAGCGCTGTCGTACTGAGATTGACGCTACCTGAAACCGTCTGCGTGCCACTCGGGATATTCCGAGTGATAACACCAACCTCAGTCCCGGCTGGCGCGGAACTCGAAGCGCGAACCGTAACCATGTTCGTTCCATCGCTGAAACCAACAGCCGTGCCCACCGCAGGGAAGGCGCTACCGAAATTCGATGCCGTCCCGCCACTTCCACCGCCGCCAACAATGTTTACATCAGCGGTGCCAGCTTGGCGCACTACCAAGCCAGGCGCACCGGCTGCCGGAACGGCCGTAGCTACCTGTCCCTCAGTTCCAGTTGTCGGGTCCGCCGGGATGATCCATTCGACGTGCACCGTCTGCGCAACGCCATTGACAACAGTAGAGGTGCCGAGATAGTCAGTACTCGTTCCTACCTGGATGCGACTATCAGCCATGGTTTATACCGTCCCCAAGCCCTGCATAGTCAGCGTGCCGCCACTCCAACGCTTACGCTCATCAAGGCTCATCACCTCGCCAATTGCTTCGTCGTAACCGCTTTTCCAAATCGCTAGGCGAGCATCTTTATAGCCGTATGCCTCAGACTGTATTAGCGTGCCATACAAATACGCGTCAGGATGCGCCGTTAGCAACCAATTCGTCGGTGCCAAATCAGTCAATGCTGGTACGCGCTGATAATACGCAATCTCAATCTCAAGCGGGCCTGCCGTAACTGGTGAAAACTGAATCTGCTTGCCGATGATCGTAAAAAAACACGGCGTACCGGCAGCACCGCCAATCTGCTCATCCATTTGTTGCGGAGTGCGGTATTGCAGAAACCGAACCGGTGATTGGTTCGTCTGAATGTTGCGTAACTCGATCATATCTAACGGCCACGAAAGATACTCGCTAGTGATCGTGGCTTTAGCGCGCTTCTCCATTTCCGCCGTTCGCAGAATGCGATTAAAGCGCGCCTCGGCCAACGCGATAAAGTCCGGGATCACACCCGTTAAATCGCTACGGTGCGTGTAGTTCGACACCGCCTGCACTAGCTCAGCCTTGTTGCCGATGGACATTAGATTTTCTTGTCAAATGTCTTGAATCTAGAGTGATCGCGATCATTAATCCACTTCTTTAGATCACTTTCGTCGCGTGCCCATCCCTCCATCATGCCCTGCATGTAAAGGTTGATGGGGATGCTTGCAACGTGGCGCATCTCGCCGAACGTTTGCCCAGACGTCTCATTGCGCATGATCGACGCAACGTCCATGATCGGCTCTACATCATGAACGACGCGCTCAACGATGATCAATGGATCGCAACCCGGCTCATCAAGCTCATGGTAATAGCTCGTGAGATTTAAGTCTGGTATCTGCTGTAGCACTCGTTTCATAACAATCCACTTTAAAAGGCCCCGGCCACCGGAGGGTGACCGGGGTAAAACAGGCGCGGGGGTGAAGCCGCGCTTGCCATTGCCGCTTACTAATTCGGCGTGGATTACGGTTAGAGTAGATCGGCGGACTTGCTAAGACCGGCCGGATTGCGAACGATTAGCGTCGCTTCCGTCTCGATGATCGTTCCCTCGTTAATCCCGAGCGTCGCGCGCTTTTTGCGCTTGAACGGAATCAAGTAGGCAAGCGCGATCAAGTCCGGATCGATGATCAGCGCCGTACGTGTACGCACGTGCAGGTCAACGACAGCGGTCAGCATACCGAAATCGGATTGGTAGACTTCGGCGGCGCCAATGATCGCACCCATCTTCGGCTTATCGAGTTGATAGCGATTGAGCGCGATACCGGCAAACGTCGAGAACACTTGTTTCTGACCCGGGCCCATGACGATACTACGATTCTTCATCCCGGCGCGCCCGACCAGTTCGGCCATGGATGCCTTCAGAATTACCTCGGTAAACGTACGCTGCGTACCATCGGTAGCTGCCGTTACCAAGCCGCCAGCAAAGCCGCCATTGACATAGCCAACACCGGCCGATGCAGTAGCGCCAGCAGTAGCCGGAATCCATGCCTCAAGCCCGCCTAGCTTACCGGCAACACCGGAGGTACCGATCACGCTTGCGTTATTGCTAGTGATTGCGGCTTCCATGTCGCGCTTCATCTCAGTAATGCGCTTGGAAACCTGATAATTCATCTCCGAATTGCGGCCGGCTTTCTTGCTTGCCTCGTTCGAGTCTGAAATGATCGCTACATCAGTGAAAATCTGAGTGCGATTGCCTACGCGAACGGTAGGCACCGCTGCCACGGCGGCAAGGTCATCGCCCTCTAGCGCGGCGTTGTTGGCGTTACTCGCGCGTAGCGCATCAGTCTGCCACTCGACATACTTCTGATCCGCATCTTCGCGCCCGGCCATGGTCATGACCGGCACATCTTCAGGCGTTACGTTATAGATTGCATCCAGTAAGTGCTCGCGAATACCGATTGCGGTAGTCGTAAGAAATGCATTGGCCGGGATAGCCATGAGGGTTCCTTTAGGTTCATATCAAGTATCGCCATAGCGTCTACTCGATAGCGTTAAGCAAGTTGGCAAGACTTCTAACACTCCTGTCTTTCGAGTGTTGCTGAACTACTTGATTCAGCTTCGTAGTCTTACCGCTGACTTTACCGTTTTGGTTCCCAGGCTTCACGACTTTAGGCAGTCCTTGCAGTTTGCTCTGAACGTTCGGTTTCACCTTCTGCAATTGGTCATACTGAGCAGCTTTCCACAACAGCTTGAACGCTTTCGCATCGGTTGCATTCAATACTTCCTCTTCGCTGTACCCGTTCTGCACGGCGTAATTCATTAGTGCACCGTACGTCTCGTTGTTCCAGTTTGGGATAGTTTCTTGCAACTCTTGTACAGCCTTCTTTGCTGCCTCACGCTGGGTCGCTTGCATCTGCGCACCACGTTGTTCTTGGTGCTGTCTATGCAAGTTCTCGATATGCGATAAGGCTTGTTGCGTTTGGTCATACTTCGCCTTCAGCACCAGGTAGCGCTGAGGGTTTTCTATGGCCAAATTCTGCCAATTGACGCCTTGCAGTTCCGGCGCAACCGTGCTGAGCACAGTGGCCTGCAACATCTGCAATTGCTCGATATATTTCTGGGAATCCTGTTCGACGCGCGCACGAGTTTCATTCGTTACGCGCTCTAATTCCTGGCGCTGCTGCGCAACCTGGTTCAGGTTACGCGAGTAGTCCGCCTGTCTTAAGCCATTCTCTCGCCACTCGCGCAAATCGCGCAGTGTGGCCTGGATAGGATTGCCTTCTCTATCCTTGAGTGGAAGCTCAACAACAGAATCATCGGTAAGTTCGTCAGGCTCGCCTTCAGCTTCAGCTTCCGTTTCCGGCTCTGCCTCAGTCTGCTCAGGTTCCTCTTCCTCAGGCTCCGATTCCGCTGGCGCGGGTGCGTTTACAGCACTCACCTGCGCTTTCTGCGGTTTCTCGGCGACCCTTGGCTTATCGTCGTTGTCTAGTGCGTCCGTAAGCGCAGTTAGTGCGCTTTCTGTTGCATCGGCCATATTAATTCGCGATGTTAATTTATTTTACTGAATCTGTTAGACACCGTAGAGCGCAAGCGCTCCATTAGCCCATCACGTTCTCTCAACACGCTAAGCTGCTCGCGCGCGAGCTTGCCATTCTCAATTACATCCTCGAAGTAAATCCTCAGTTTCAAGGTAATCTGACAATAGCGCCACAACTCATCTCGTTCTTCCGTCTGTCTCGACGCGCGCCACTTATCAAGCAACGCGCCATCAATTGCATCCCATGCGTCAGCCCATACCTGCGAGCCGAGAATCGTCTTAGCTTCGTTGCCGCGCTCGATACTTTCGCGTTCGGACTCTTCGCTCAATGCCATATCCTCAATGCATTAACTCCGCTCTGAATACCTCAACACAACACTCATCGCAATAGAAGCTATCGCCGTATTCAACAAAACTAGCGTGCCTGCATCCATGGTCATGAAACGGCCGCAAGCGCATAGCTTCCTGCCGTAAGACGTAGTCGAGCTTGTTCTCTTCGTTCCATATCGCCTTTAGGGCATCTATCGCGGCGCTCACTGCACCGCTCCCGGCGGGGCTGGCGGCCCAACACCTGGCGCAGCGGCAGGGTTAATGAATCCGTTTACTACCGCATCGTGCTGACGCTCGTGCACCTGCTGCATGTGCTTAGACTGCAACTCCATGCGCGTTTTCGCCATGGTTACATTCCCGCGCATCTGCTCTTTCTGCAATTCGGTTTGCGAGCGCAGTTTCTCTTTCTCTAGATTCGGATCGGGCTGCGGTTCCTGCTGCTGTTGCTGCATCTTGTCCGGGTCGGTCCAAAAATCATCCACGGCCTTGTAGCCCATGTTCTCTACTTTCTTGACCAACGTGTTGTAGATGTTCTTTAGTGTAACGATCTTGTCCATGCCGCCCATCTGGATCGCCGCAATCTGATCCTGAGCAACTGCCTGCAAGTGCTGCAACATCTGATCTTTGTTACCGCTACCAATACCGACGTTAATCGTAATGTCGTACTGCATGTTCCACTTGCTAGGATCGATCATCACAATCTGCCCATCGATCTTGGCATACATGCCCTTGTACTCGTACTCCTTCATCGTGCGAACGATGCCCCAGTACAAGTCCTTCATACCGACTTCCGCGAGCACGCGCGCTCTGAGCCGTTCGCGCTGCTGAGACGCGTTGAATATCAAATTCACGCCGCGCGCCGTTTTATTCAAGCTCTGTCCGTCAAGACCCTGGTTGTAACGCGTGATGCCAGTACGGACTTCACGGATAGTGTCCGCATATTCCAATAGCGGCATGCTCTGGCCAAGCGCCTGCGTCGGCACGATCAATGGGTCAACCGCCGTCGTGTCGTTCATGCGCACGATGCCATTCGGGCGCACCGTGAGAATGTCATCAAGCTCTACGCCAGCGCCCTTGCGCACCTTCAAACGCGGCGCGTTCGCCATGTAAATCGCATCGAGAGTCTGACGCAGGAGCGTTGACTTAAGCTCCTGGATATCCATCCCTTCGTCAGCCAGACTCAACCCGTGATACTGACTCGGTAACGGCGTTGGCGTGTAGACCGCGAATGGAACGTGATCGACCGGCTTATTCTCAAGCAACTTGTTGCCCGCGTACTTCACGTTGCGCAACTCGGCAATGCCATCCTCATCCGCGTCGAGCTTCACGTAGCAATTGCGCAGCCAGACGGTTTTCATCGCCTGGTCGTTATATCCGGCATCACCGTCATGATCCATGTCATTGACGATTTGACCGTCTTGCCGGTACGCCAAATTGCGCATCAAGAGATTATTCGGCGGATCGTTGTCCTCCAAATCTTCATCAAGCTCAAGCAAGCCATACTGCCGCAACTCAGA